CGCCTTGAGCAGTTGTACCGAAACCAACGTCAGTGCCGCCATCGGTAATGCCAAGAGCGTAGTCGCCTTGGGATAGGGAAGCGTCGCTGTCCTGAGCGGAGAATGCCGAATCAGGCTCGTTGAAGAATGCTTCGGTTCCGTTCTGGTTGTCGTAACGGGAACGCATCGCGAAGATGAGTCCGGTAGGACCGTTCATTGGCTGAACGCCAGCAAGGTCATAAGCGACCAAGTTGGGCATTGCGCGACGGATGAGGCTGATTAGAACAGGGTCAAAACCAGCAACAGGACCTGCGGAAGCGGCATCGCCACCGAAGGCAGGAGCAGCAGCAGTACCGCCACCATTACCTAGGGAGGTGGTAGGAGGTGCTTCTGCGAGGAACGCACGGTCCTCTTTTAGAAATCTTTCTTGGTTTTCGAGAAGTTGGGCAGTAACAGCTCTACGGTGCGAGTCCTTGATATGATCAAGACCTTCAGCTTCTAGTAGAGGTGCCCACTTCTTCTGCAGTTGAGAAGAATTGAACATTGGGTTTCCTTAAGGGGAAGTTTTAGTTAATTTAGTTGAACTGGGTTAGAGCACGGAGGTATGCCTCCATTGCTGGAGAATGCTCTTCGCCAACAGGGGCATCTTCAGAGATAACCTCTTGCGATTCTGTTACAGGCTTCTGTGCGAAGTATGCTTCGCGAAGTGTAACGAGCTTTTCGCGGTATTGTTCTTCACTTTCAAACTCAACACCTTCAGCGAGACCCGCTAGCTTTTCCTTTTGGGAAAGAGCAAGACCTTCACATACGTCATCTAGGATGTTGTCAGAAACAGATTCAGAAAGACGCTTGGTTAGAGCGACATTGCTGTCAATCTGTTCGTTGAGCTTGGTTTCCATCTCATCAAGTTTAGAGACCATCGCCTCTAGCACATCGTATTTCTCTTCAGGGAGTTGTACATAATGTTCTTCAAAAAGTCCCTTGAGACCTGTCATAAAGGACTCCGAAAGTTCGCCACGGATACCGCTTTGGACTTGGAGTTCGTTTTCGTTGATCCATTCTTGAGCAACGTACTCAAGATAACCATCAACGCGCTCAGTAAGTTCAGTCTTGATCGCTTCAACTTGCTCTACAAGTGTCTGCTCGTACTGAGCTTCGATTGCTTCTTTAGCGGAAGCAATACGAGTTTTTACGACTGCTTCGAAAACAGTCTTTGCTTTTTCTTGGAACTCATCGGAAAGCTCTTCGCCTTCGAGGAGAGCAGCAACGTCCTCCTCCAGATTGAGTTCTTCTTCTGCTTCGACTTCTTCGTTAGCGCCACGACCATAACCGGTGCTCTTAATAGCAGCGGGTCCGGGCATCGTGGTAGCAGCGTCCGCATTTTTAAAATGAGGATCGCCTTTCTGGGCTAGAGTAGCAGAAGGGGTCTTTAGTTTGTTTGACCCGTCGTCTGGTCTGGAGTTGGTTGGAGTAGGACCGCCGAGGTCTTCGATGGATCCTGCGTCAGGCACATAGTTAGGTGCCTTAGGCATGGGATCGGCAGCCTTAGCACCCTTCGTTACCTGGTTCTCCATCTCATGTAGTTCGTTATTAACGCTCATTTGAAGTTTCCGAGAGTACCTAGAATTGCTAGTATTATTTAGGGTTTACAGATTTGATAGGAAGTCTGCGAAGAGGCGCAACTTGTTTGCCTCATAGATCTCCCGATCAACCATAGTAGTATTTAGTGCTTTTTTAATCTCTTCGCAACGTTTCTCGCGCAAAACAGATCCTTCCCACACCCATTCTTTGCCTTCCATGATGCCATCGACGAAAGCATCTGGGGCAGAGGGATCTGCTACGATGTCCGCAGCAGTGGCAAGCATGAAGTCTTCACCGACATAATTTACACCGTCGCGTGAGGTAATAGAACCCATACCACGAGAGGAGACACCCAACTTAACCCCGTCTGCTAGAAGGGATTCGGCGATCTTACCCATTGGTGTGGATAGGATTTGTGCCTTGCCGATAAAGTTATTACCTTCCTGACGCAGTTCCACAATTTTGTGGGAAACGCGGTCAAGGTTGATTGATGGACCATCGGGGTGACCTAGTTCACCTAGAGCACGACCGTTAGAAATAAAGGTATCGGTATAACGCTTTACTTCGTTAACCATGGTCTGGATTGGGTAGCAACGCTTATTGCGGTTGACTACCTCTGCCTGTAGAAATGGTCCCTGAATGTATAGGGTCTTCTTACCGTCTTTCTCTTCGGTAAGAATATCTACTGATTCGATCTCTTCGGAAATTAGTTTCATCCTACTTGTACCTCCTGAACGTAAGCATCACACCCGCTAGAAGTCGCAGGATAAAGAACTGGAATTACAGATTTTGCTACAGTAGCAGTACCGGTAAATGCTCCGGCACCCGATGCGTCATGAGAAACAGTGATCGTTTGAGCGTACTCGTTAGATCTCTGTGGACTTGAGACTGCGGTTACTTCTTTGTGGACCGCATTGTAATCACCAACGGAAGAACCACTGATAGTTACATAGTCACCAACCTTGATTTTGGTATCAGGGTGGTTGAGAGTTAGAACTGTAGGATTAGCGGCAGTTGCTGCTGTCACCGTTGCGGAAGCGGGATGTCCTACACGAAGTAGTTTCTCACCGTTCTTGTTTACGTGGCATGTAACAAGACCAACACCACCAGAAGTAGTCGTGTTGCATACACCGATGTGACCGCTTTTCTTTTCGTCAGTGACGGAAATAGAAAGGGTGCCAGTCTTGATTACGATGGCGTCCTTAGTTACAGCGGTAGCATTTGCTGATGCAAGATTACCTACATTTTGTACTGGACGGATTGGTTGTGATGCGCTCATTCTTCGGTCTCTTGAGGTTCTGGATCAACTTCAGGTTCTGGTTGGACTTCGGTCTCAGGTTCAGTTTCGAGTTCTGCTTCTACCTCTTGTTCCTCTGGTTGTTCAGGCACTTCTGGTTTGTCACCAAAAAGACCTGCGGCAACTTCGGGACGCATGGCATCAACTTTTTCGCCTGCCTTGGAATAAAGAACACCCTTGATATAATCGGATACTTCAGAAGAGGAAGCATCGCCAACCATCATATTGATCAATTCAGCAGAATCCATAATTTACTGTAAAGTGATGTATTTATTTATGAGTTAGATCTTTGCTTTTTTGATATCGATGCCTGGAGCGTCAGTCGCTGACTCATCAGGCGCAGGATCTTTGGCAGTATTTCCGAGATTTGTGGTAGCACCATCCATTGCCATTTGACCCTGCATCATCATCTGCTGGGTTTCCAACGGAACACCTGTGCCCATCGCATTCTCTTCCTCCATCTCAGATTCCATCTCAATGATCTCCTCATCCGTTTGGCGAAGGATCTTACGCTTGACATAATCCCTACTGTAGTAAGTACCTATGTAGGGTTCGATCTGAACCATGAGGTTGAGACGCTCGTTCATCAACTCTGCTTCTTTGAGTTCGGCAAAGTGATTATCATACAGATAGTCGAACTGAATATGTTCGGACATCTGGTCCCAATCCTCAGTGGTGACAATGTTTTTGAGGATTAGTTGCGTCTTAAGTAGATCAAGGAACAGAGCAGAAAAACGCTTGCGGAGACGACCCACAAACTTGGAGAACATAAGTTCATCACGAAGGATCTCGCTGCTTCTTCCGAGGTTAAAACCTCCGTCAGCGCCAATACGGGATTCTGGTACATTGAGACTCCTGTAAAGTTTCTTTTGGAAATACTCTACGTCGGTGAGTTCACCTAGGTTCTGCCCACCTGGTAGTGTGGAGATCTCAGTGCCGCGACCGCCTTCACGACGAGGCAGCCAGAAGTCCTCCAACATGGACATGAACTTCTTGTCATCCTTGATTTCGCCAGTGCCAGCATCGTATACAAGTTTGTTACGATAGCGACTCATAACGTCGCGGAGGTATTGCTCTGCCTTTACTTTCGGTAGATTGCCAACGTCAATGTAGAAAATACGACGTTCTGGCGCACGAGACATACGGTAGATAACCAGCGAGTCCTCAATCATGCGGAGCTGGTTAAGTGCTTTGATTGCCTTGTGTAGATAAGACAATCCGATATGCTTGTTACGATCTACAAGACCAGAGGTAACATGACAGATAGCATCTTTGGCAATTTTTACACCTTTTCCGTGTAGACTGCCGTACTTCTGTGCTGTTCCCTGCGGATAATATGTGTAGAATTCTACGACTTCAGCATCCTTTCCTTTGCTAGGATTCTGTAGGTCTGTTCCCATAGGAGCGAGTGCTTTCTTCTCGTCCTTGGGTTTGATACGCATCAATTTGATCTTGAGCGGATCAATATAACGCACTTCTTTTAGACCTTCTTCGGGTTTCTGAAGGTCAATTACTTTGTGATAGAAAATTCTTCCGTCAACATACCAGTTGCGGAAAATTTCATGCGACTTTTTATCGAACTCAAGCATGTCTTTGACATACTTAAACTCGTTACGAATAACCTTCTTCAGACTCGCACTGGTTTGAAGGTTGTCTAGATCAATTTCAACAGGGCTATCGTTAAGATCGGAAACGATAGCCTCATTCACAACATGTTCAACGGCGGTGTCACACTCGGGGTGCAGCGCCATGTTGCGATACTTTTTGATAATGTCAAATTCAGTCTTGAAGACACCTTCGATGTCAACATACTGACCGTAGAAACCAGAAGAAAGGTAGTAATCAGAACCGTCCTCGTCGTTAGGAGTGACAGGACTGACTACACCTTTTGACTTCTGTTCCTCATCATCAATAGAGAATCCAAAAAGTTTCGCCATTACATACGGTCTTTTCGTCTATTTAGGTAATCAGACGATGGCGTCCTGAGCATCCTTATCGAATGCTTCCCAGTACTGGACCTGCATGGTTGCCTGGAACTCCTCAATGGTATCAGCAGAATCGTAAGAAAGTTCGATACCACTGATAGCACTTGGCCAACATCCTCTCATTCTGTAAGAACGAAGAACTGGAAGTTGGTTGGTGTTCTGTTCGCCAGGTGTCATTAGATCACCGGCACCACGACCTAGTTGGTGAACAGTCCATTCTGCCTGATAATCGGCAGGGTTAATTGTACCAGAACCATCAGATACTTTGATGATGAAGTTAGACCACTTCTCAAAAGCATCACGGATGTTAAAGTCACCATCGTTCAGGATGGTGATTGTCCAAGGATCAAAGCGTCTGTCACCAGCAACTTTGAGTTGGCGTCCACGGAAAGGAACTACAACTTCAGCAATGTTAGAAGCAGGGAGCTGTGCTCCCTTGATCATCATGCGGAACTTAAGATCCTCTTCTACTGTAGAAACAGAGAGTTGTTCTTTGATCGCTGTTGGGAAGTTGAACTCAACTTCGAACAGATTGGGGCGAGCGCCCCCTTGGACTAGACGACTCTTGAAATCGTCGATAGTGCGATCACCGATGGGTGGAATGTTACGGTTTAATGGCATTAGTAGTTACCTCCTGATCAAACTGTGCCGACGACTTCTGAGAAAGATACGCCTGTGCGTGTAGCAACAAACGTTAGACCGATGAAGTTAATCGATCTTGCTGGTTTTACAAAGATGTCCGCTACAAACTCATTGCGGTCAATAACATCTGGGGTGTTGTTGGTATCGTCACAAACAAGTAGGAAGTCCGAGATACCACGCTTTGCCTGAACGTCGCGTAGGAAAGGTTCTACGATGTTCACGAAGTTGGTTCTTGTACCAGCATCGTTGAATTCGAAGAGTTGAGCGTTAGCAGCGTTCTCGATTGCCTTCTCAATGGTGATGAATAGGCGGCGAACGTTGATACGATCGAAGGCGCTTTCGTAAGCAAGACCAGTCTTATCACCGAAGAGGACTGTGCCCGAACCAGGTGATGTGATTACTGGGTTGATTCTGCTGCTGTAGAGTCTGTCTCTTGCGTCCTGACCAGGATTGAAGGCAAGTTTTACAGCGTTTGCTAGAGCACCACGGGTGGTACCAGCAGGAGAGAACCATGGGAACTGATTGATGTCAGTTCTTACCATTAGACCAGCGACATCGTTGGAAAGTGGTACGTAGTTAAAACGCTTGTTAAAGCGATCATAAGTGTACTGGTAACCACTATCGAAGATAGCGTAGGAGGAAGAACTTAGTGGAGCAAAGAACTCAAGTACGTTCTTAAGTTGAGTTGCTGCGTTAGTTACGCCTACGGTAGCACTTCTGTTTGGAGAGATCGTTGTAACACAATCCTTACGTGCTTCACAGATGCTGATTAGTTTCTGTGCCTTCGCTTGCTCTTCTTCCTTACTCTTAAAGGCAGAACCTTGTAGTAGGAAGCGGATGTCAGCGTTGACAGGATCAGCGAGTTTTTCGTAACTGGTTAGGATGTCACCGAGGTGAGCATCATACTGACCGATTGTTCCTCTGTAGTCCTTACCACCAGATAGTCTGTAAGAAGCAGCACCAAGAGAGTTAAAGTTAACGTTTCTTGCATCTTGTCCCCAGGCACCAGCGGCAGCAGCGACAGGAGTAACTCCAGTGCTGAATCCGTTTGCTAGAGGTTGTGTGTTGCGGAAAGTATCAGCAGCATTTACTAGCGAGATGCCAGCGAATACGTACTCAGAGTTCTCAGCAAGATAATCTCTGTAGTAAACTGCCTTGTTAGGACTTACTTCGGCGTCTCTTGCCTTAGATAGGTTGCCGAACTTCTCAAGGACGCTGTTAGGAGTACCCGATACATCACCGTCGGTGTCGATAACGACAATGTTTAGACCGTCGTTAGCACCACCTCTTTCTGCTACGTAACCATTTGTGCCTGGTTTTGGTAGTAGAGATCTCCAAGCGATAGTGACGTTATCTTCGCCACCGTCAGCAACAGAGGTTAGAGCATTCTGCTGACTGTACCAGTCAGAAGGAACGTGAGATGTTGTGGTGAAACCTAGTGGGTTACCGACAGAAGAAATGCCGATGGCAGAACCTGTCTTAAACTCTAGTTGAGAACCTTCTTGGTAGTTTCTTGCGGTCTCTAGACCAGCAACTACAACCGAGGTAACCTTAACGTCGATGAAACCAGCACCAACCTTGGTGATGATACCCTTGAGGTGATCGTTTACACCAGGTGTTCCGGTTGTACCGATACCGATGTTTGTACCACCTAGTTTCTGGGTTACCGCCATACCGACGATAACGCCCTTAGTACCGATAGCACCGCCACCGATAGCAGGGAAAGCACCTGCGGTGTTAACACCTGTAATTCTTTGGTCAGCAGCGTTGTCAATAACGCAAACCTTTAGACCGTCGCCCCAGAAACCGGGGTTCTTAGCGATCCAGTAGGCGCTTGTGATGCCTGAAAAATTGTTGTTGTAGTGATCTACATTCTCAATGGTTAGACCAGCAACAGAAGAAACACCAACAGCAGCGTTGGCGTTGACGAGCTCGGCACCGCCTGCTCTGACAACTTCTAGTTGACCACCATAACCTAGGAAGTTCGAAGCAGCATACCACGTTTCGTAGTGATAATCAGTGGTTCCTGCCCCAGGACCACCAAATACTTCGACTAGTTGCTTTTCACTAGTGATTCTGGTTACTTCATTAACAGGTCCCTGTTTAAAAGGACCAGCAATACCAGCGGCGACGTTGATAGAAGCGTTTACCCCGCCACGGGTTAGATCAACCTCTCTTACACTAATACCTGGGGACGATAAACGTAGTGCCATCCTAACTCCCGCATTACCCGTTTAGACTAAAACTATTTAGAAAAAGGGATGTTTTAATGGGGTGAATAGTGCGTGAACCCTACCAGTCAGGATACTCCCACTCAGACCGTAGTTTCTTCTTTCTCTTGCTTGTTACTCTTTTCTTTGTACAACATTTACACTCATAAGAGTATGCTGATGGCGTAGTTCTATCGTTTTTTGTCCTGTAAAAATCGTTCAATAGATCTTTCTTCTGACCACATGTTCTACATACCCTTTCAGTAAAGAGTAAGTGATCTAGTAAGAATTGATCTTCGAATTCCATTAGTTATAGTTCTCCCAGAAATCTCTGGTAAGATAATTTTCTTCGTTGGTAGGTCGATACTTGATCATTTCCCTCTCCCACCGCACAGATTTAATTATAGACATTGGGACATTGATAGAGTCTGCTAGTTTTTTTGCCTCCTCAACATCGTTCTCATTGTAATTGAACAAGATATATTTCCATACGACATTACACCCCATCGAGGATGCTGTCTTCATAACATTAAACAGTTTCTCACCATCCTGACCTATCCTATACTTATGACTATCTTTGGGCAGTCCATCAATAGCAAATAACCATGAGATCTCTGGGTTATTTCTCGTCAACAAAAAATGACGCTTGAACCAACCAAGAGATCTGTGTGAAGATGCTAGAGATATGTCAACCTTTTTTGACTTATCCACACACATTTTCAACAATCTGTAAAAGTTTGGATGTGTTGTTGGGTCAGATATGTTACCACAAAAGGATATTTGATCAAAGTAATCAGTGATCTTATCAAAACTTTCTATGGAGATATCTGTCCCAGGAATGGGTTTATTGTTATACTTATAGTACGTCTGTCTTATACAGGCAGGACACTGTAATGTACACCTAACCGTAGCATCAATATTAATACTTTTCACGGATCTTATTCACAAAGTCTTTAGCACAAAAATCCTTACACAGTTGTGGAGGATCAATGAACAAATTTTTATAAAATTCTTTCCACTCTTTAGACTCAACAATTTGCTCCACACTATCAACTTCAGATAGTTTGTTTGTCATAAGAGACTGTATTTTTGGGTCATTGGATTCTGGTTTTGCTACAAACTCCCCACACCAACAGCATGGCAGAAGATAGTCCTCCGCCGAATAAAAATACTCCATCTCCCCATTCAAACACTTGGGGTCAATCATTGGAACTCCCACATGTATGACATATCGCCATACTCATCAACCTTCCACACATCACCATTAGAGTCAACCTCACCTTCAAAGTCAGTTAGACCATCGCTAACAAACCCGAATGGTGACATGTCCTGCTCA